AGCGCTGAGATTGTCAGAGATGCGAGTGCCAGCACATCAGCAACGTCATCAATAACGTCTGCTGGAGTTTTCGTAATAGATGGATCGGCGTCCATATCAGCGTCTGCGTCAACAAGTTCAGCTGGACAAGAAGTATTGCTTGGATCGGCAACTGCATCTGCGAGCATGAGCGCAACTGCGTCATTGCAATTCTTGACGAATGCCGAGGCGTCAACAAGCGCAAGTTCATCAATTACGGCATCTTGTTTGAGATTTAGGCTTGCAGACGCATCAGTCTCATCTACTTTGACTGCGACATCTGATAGCCAACTTGAGGCAAATGGAGTCGCTCAAATTGATGCGGTCTCGACAGTATCGCCGACGATTGTCAGAGTCAGGTTTGGCGATGGCAGTACAGTTCAGGCTGTCTCATCTTTCGCATCTGCCGCAATTGGCAAATGGGAGCACATTGATCCGAACGCAGTTACTTGGACGAATGTCCCTGTAAATTCTATTGATTGGAATAAACTAGCCGCCTAAAAGGAGTGAAAAATGGCTGATACAACCACGACGACATACGGCCTCACAAAACCAGAGGTCGGCGCGTCTGAAGATACTTGGGGCACCAAGTTAAACACAAACTTAGATTCTATCGATGATCTGCTCGATGGGACGACTGCTGTTACTGGCATCGACATCAATTCAGGCACGATTGACAATGCAACAGTTGGAGCAACGACAGCATCAACTGGAAACTTTACGACGCTATCAATCAACGGAACTGCGATCACATCGACTGCGGCCGAGTTAAATTTCGTTGATGGTGTTACATCTAATGTCCAAACTCAGTTAGATGCGAAAGCGCCAACTGCCAGCCCAACGTTTACAGGAACAGTGAATATTCCTACAATCGATTTTGGTGACTGGACTATTACTGAATCTGCTGGAGTATTGTACTTTGCAACTGGCGGCACAAATAAGATGAAACTCGACGCGAGTGGAAATTTAACTGTTGTCGGTGACGTAACTGCTTACGGGACAATCTAATGGCCTTACCATCATCCGGAACACTTAGCATATCTGACATTGCGACGGAGTTTAATGATACTGCTCCAAACTCAATGTCAGAGTTTTATCGAGGGGGCGGAAAAGTTCCAGATTCTGCTGGCAACTCATCCGTTCCGGCGTCTGGCCAAATTGGCATTGGTAACTTTTACAATGCGGCCAACAGAGCGGCAGTAGCGATAAGCATTGCCGCTAATACACAGAACTACGACGTATACACTCAGGCGTCAGCAAATCCATCATATGTTGCTGGAACTAGCGACATTACTGTTACTGTGGATTCTGGAATTGCAGTTGGATCTACGTCAACTGGAACTTACGCTCTATCTATTCCAAACTCGTTCAATCCCGGCGATACAGTCACAATTGTCAACAATGGCACGATTATTGGCGCTGGTGGAAACGGTGGAAACGGCGGAAATAAATATTATTGGCCTCAGAGTCCAACCGGAGTCCAACCCGGAACTCCGGGGTCAGGTGGCGGCAATGCAGTCTATGTAAACTTCCCAACAATCATCACTAACAACGGAACAATCGCCGGAGGCGGCGGAGGTGGTGGAGGTGGTGCGTCTACAAATCTACCTACTGGTGGCTACGGAGGTGGTGGCGGTGGTGGTGGCGCTGGATATTCTGGCGGATCAGGCGGCGCAATGAATCCTCCGTTTGCGGCAGTTCCATATACATATAACGGAACACCGGGAGCTACTGGAACAACAACTGCTGGTGGTGCTGGCGGATCAAGAGGTGGCGGCGCTGGCGGAGGACAAGGCGCAAATGGATCGAGTGGTTCTCCGGGAAATCCGGGCGTTGTTGGCGGAACTGGCGGAACAAGAGGATATTATGTTGTCGGCAATCCACTAGTCACATATCCAGCAACTGGAACACTTTTAGGTCAAGTTTCTTAAAAAGAGGAAAAAAATGAATACCGTTACTGTAAAAATCGAATCTTGGGAAGAGGACAGCAAGAGTTTGGTTTGTCGTTTTGCATCTGACACAACTGCTTCAAGCAATCCTGATGACTATCGTCCCGTTGCATTTCAGCCACACTTGATGTGGCCACAGGCAACAACATCTGATGACATCATGACGAACATTGCTAGGGCTGGCGCAAATATTTGCCAAGAAATTGCAAATGAAGAGGCGTTAAATAGTGACGCGGCTCAGTTATCTGTTTATAGCGGATTGTCAGGACAGACACAAACATTTAACGTTGCTGATATTCAGGAGCCACCAGCTCCAGAAGGTGTGGCTGGCTCGTAATTATTTATGATCGCACACAAACACGTTAAGAATGCTTTACATCGTGACAACTGCCAACAACTAACAGACTTTCTAAAGGCGAGCGTTGAAGATGGCATTGCCGTACATGATGAGCAATGCCCAACAAGCTGGGGAGTGCACCATCATCCAATGCTTGAAAGAGTGTTGGAAGAGTTTGTGCCGTTTATGGAAGAGCAAACCGGAAAACGTTTGTTCCCGACATACGCTTACGCAAGGCTCTACAAAAAAGGCGAAGTTTTAAAGTGTCACGTTGACCGTCCAGCGTGTGAGATCAGCGCGACAATTACGCTGGGATTCGATAATGATGTCTGGCCAATATTTATTGCTGATGCTGGCGAAGAGACAGATCAAGGCATTATTGGCGAAAGAGACTCAATATTTCGAGTTAAGAACATTAACAAGATTGAGATGGATGTCGGTGACGCGCTAATTTATAGCGGATGCGAGTCTCCGCATTGGCGAGATGAGTTTGAGGGAGAATGGCAAACTCAAATCTTTCTTCATTATGTAGATCAAGACGGGCCAAACGCAAAACATAAGTTTGATGACAGGCCGTTTCTATCTCATCACGTTAATGAAGAAAACGAAGAATGCTTGTATTGGTTTATTCCGAACGCAATATCGCATCCATCATGCGATTCGATGATCAGCAAGTTTGAGTCACATAAGCTGGAGAAGGCAACGATTGGATCTGGTAATGCAAATGCCGTTGATTGCAGAGTGCGTGATGTAAACAAATTACAGATAACCAATGAGATTGGAATCGGAGCCACACTTACTGGAATGGGCCTAAACATCAACAGCAGATCGTGGAAGTTTGATATTACGAGGAGCAATCAGGCTGAATACCTGATGTACGACAAGGATGGAAAGTATAAGACTCACGTTGACACATACATTAGTCCAAAAGATAAAGAGTCTCGCAAGATAACAGTTTTGGCGTTTTTAAACGATGATTTTGAGGGCGGCAAATTTTATCTGGAAAACGACTACAAAAGGATTTATCCTCCACAGGAGAAGGGGACAGTTTTAGCGTTTCCGAGTTTCATCAATCATGGCGTCGAGCCAGTAAAATCAGGAATACGGCGCAGTATTGTCACTTGGCTGGTTGGGCCTTGGTTTAGGTAAGGACACAAAAATGGCACTCATTCCGTTACAGATCCCGCCCGGAGTTGTTAGAGTCGGCACAGAATACGAGCAATCTAATCGATGGCGTGATGCTAGTTTGATTCGTTGGCATAACGGATCTATGAGGCCAGTTGGCGGTTGGTCAACCAGAAATTCAACAGTAACAGCGGCCGCCCCGAGAGGAATGCACGTTTGGACTGACAACACAGATGGCGTAAATACTGTGTTGGCCGATTATGACTCGATTATCTATGTCAACGCGTCAGGCACCACGACAGACATTACTCCAACTGGATTGACGGCTGGCAGAGAGGACGCGGCGGTCAATACTGCTTTTAGTGGCGGATTCTATGGGACTGGATATTACGGCGTAACGAGGCCGAGCAGTAGCACGTTTCAGGAAGCCACAACTTGGTCTTTAGATAACTGGGGCGAGTATCTTGTCGCGTGTAATGCAGACGATGGCAAGATATATGAGTGGCAACTAGATACTGCAAGTCCAGCGGCTCAGATATCTGGCGCTCCAACTAGCAATAAGGGCATTATCGTTACTGAAGAGCGCTTTTTGTTTGCATTAGGTGCTGGCGGTAATCCTAGAAAAGTCCAATGGTGTGATAAAGAAGACAACACAACGTGGACTCCAGCGGCAACGAACGAAGCTGGCGACATTGAATTGCAGACTAGCGGTCAAATTATGGGCGCTGTTCGTGTTCGAGGTCGAACGTTAATTGTCACGGACAACGACGCGCATATTGCGACGTATTCTGGCCCTCCATTTGTGTTTGGATTCGAGAGAGTTGGTACAGCATGTGGAGTTGTATCAAGAAAAGCGATTGCGGCAGTCGATGAAGGCGCTTTTTGGATGGGGCCAAAGGGATTCTTCATGTTTAACGGATCTGTTGCCAAAGAAAT